CCGTGCGTCCCTTTAGGCTTCCCTTTATGTATAGACCACAGGCGACCGCAAGCCCGTGTGCGTGTGATACTATACTATACACGGCTGACGGCACGGGGGAAAATCGCTCGCTTGCTATCGTGTTACCCCTTCATATTTTTTTTACCAAATATTAGCTAAAACAACAGCTGTTAACACAGCTATCAGAATAAACTCCCCTATGGATATCTCAGGCTTCAACCAATAGGTTCTGATATAGTGACTATTAAGGAGTAAGACTCCAGTAATAACTATGAGTAGTACTTCTATTAGTATCATAATTAATAAGTAATAAGGAAGGATAGCTTGTCTATATATAGCTAGGGGTGCACAGGGGTTTTATCTTATATGGGTACTTTAAGTTTTTGTCCACCCTTTGTCTAGATATTTACAGACAAGGACTCCTACAAGTAGGACAAGAGCCGCCAAAGGAAAAATGAAGAAAAACCTTTGACGACCTATATCCAACTATCTCCTTCCATAGGTCTGCCAAGTGCAGTCTCCATGAATTTATCTAAATCTTCCTGTAACATTTCTTCTTTATGTTGGTTATAAGACAATGTTTGGTCTCTATCCATTACTTCAACCCAGTAGTTAGCTGCAATAGCTAAGGCGTCTATTTGGTCATCATGCCTTAGTGCACCTTTATCCCTTGTTATCCTAGTCATTTGTCTAAATAACTGGTGGTCAGGGTCTAACTGGAAGTCATCTTTGATAAGCTTATCATCAATAACTAACCTATGGGTATTCATAATAGGCTCTAATGTGTCTATTATACGCTTCTCTTTCTGTATACTGTGACGTACCTCTTCTACATTACAAGGATGTATATCAGCCAATACAGGCTTTAGAAGCTGTGTTGCCATGCCATCACCAAAGTTACTCTCAATGACGATATCATTGACGTCATGTTTCTTGGCAATATTGGCTAGCTTCTTAAGTGTGTCATCAGAGTATCCACCATCTAGACCACCAATGGCAGTCAGGTACAATACACCGTGTAACATCTTAAGTACACAATAGGCTGTTTTATCTGCCCCACGACCAGCGGGGTCAATAGACATAACTGAGCCTTCAAACTCTGTAAATTCTTCGGACATATATAGGTAAGAAGTCCAATAGTCACCCTTAAGTCCTACATTAGGTAACTCAGAGTCAACCGCTTTGATTTGGTCTATACCTGAAGCCCATTGTATTTTGGCTGGAGCTTCTGTCCATGTGCTGCAACCTGAGGCTATAATAAGGTCATTAAGCTTCAATGGGTATTTATTGGCGTCAGATAGACTAGTATCCAACATAAACTGTAAATTAAAGCCTGACCTACCATATGAGCTTAAACGCTCCATTAAGTCGATTTCATTAAATCTATCAGGGTCAGTAGGGTCTCCCTCTTTACCGTCCATATCAGCGATTGTAGGAGCTAATTTATGCCCATATCCTACCTTTTGTGCTTGGTTAGGAATCAATGCTGACCATATACGTGTCTTGAACCCACGTTCATCTAGGTCATTATACAATGACATCTCTGTTTGAGGTGTTCCTAGAAAGATAACACGTCCTACTTTAGGCTTTATAATAGCGTCAAACTCTTTTACGGTCTCACTTAAGCGGTCACGCATAAGCTGAGTCTGTGAGTTATTGGCAGATTCTACGTCATCAGCAATAATAAGGTCAGCCCTAGACCCCGTAAGCTGACCTGTAATCCCCATAGACTTCACTGAGGGGGCGTGTGAAGCCTGTGCTGGGGCAACATCAAAGGATACCTTAGAATGTCTTTGGCTATCCTTAGGTTGTAAATGCTGTAACAAAGGCATTTCTGCAATGAGCCTCTGTGTAAATGTACTAAAGTCATCAGCCCTCGTTTTACTAGCTGATACTACCAATATGTTACGCTGAGGGTTCAGCAGTAATTGGTGACATACAAATGCAGAAGTAATCCAAGACTTTCCTACGCCCCTAAAAGCCTCTATTACTATACGTTTCTCTTTAGATTGTAGATAGTCTGCTATATCGTATTGTATAGGTGTTGGCTCAGGTAGATTGAGGTGTTTCCAAGCTAGATACAAGAAGTTCTTAAAGTTATCTATCTTATTCATCTGTGTCGAACGGTAAGTCCTCTAGTATGTTGTTAGCTTTTTCTACGATATCAGGACTTGAGTAAGTCTTACAGATATCTAAGCATACCTTCATCTCACTTGCAGATATTTCATCACCTGACTTGAGCTTCCTATAAGCATGAGCCACCAGTAATACAGGTAACTCTTCTACTATCTTTTCTATTTGTTCATTTTGTTCTGTCATTGTCTATTCTCCATTCTACTATAGATAATCTTTTATCTAATTTTAGTAATTCAGTCATTATGTCTTCTTTAATCTTTTGACGTTCAATGACATTATCAGGAGATGGAATAATCTGATTATCCATATTAACAAGTATTGACATTTTTTGATTAAGAATATTTACACTATCGTGTATAGATAATAAGCTAGTAAACAAGTATCCCAGTAAAGCAAGTAACAAGGGGATTGCTGCTGTGATTAACTTATCTATCATCTACGTACTGCGGCTGAACCGAAATAAAACCCTGACACAGCAGCTAGAAAGTGTGTATCAGCGTTGGTTATAACTATACCTGAGAGACCTGTAAACGTTGTAACCTCTTGTGTATAGCCAAATATCCACCATCCTTCTTTGACTTGCTCTAAGTACATTAGATGTACAGCAATAGATGGGTCTATAAAGACGGCTAGCTTTGGTAAACATATAATAAAGAATACTGCTAATAATGCCATCCA